CGCTTGAAGGCCGCCACCAGTGACCCTTACCGCACCGAACTCCTTGGCTGGTAAGGCCCTTCGTGCGATTGCCCTGGGATCATGTCGGAATTTTGACAATTGTTGATTGCGCGCTCATTCGAGCGCTTTTTCTTTGTTTGAGAGGAAACCTGAATGGCTGCTACTTCCTTCTATCACGGCGTGACGACCGTGCTGGTCGACACCGGCCCGCGTACGATCGCGGTGCCGTCGACGTCCGTCGTCGGCATCGTCGACACCTACACGCCGGGCGCGGGTCTCGTCGCACCCAACGTGCCGGTCCGCATCACGAGCGAATACGACGCGGTCGCCGCATTCGGCGAGACGAGCGCGATCACTCGATCGATTCAAGGCATCTGCAAGCAGAGCAAGACGGTGATGGTCGCCGTCGGCGTCGCTACTGATCAGGACGATGCCAAGCTGACGTCCGCGGTGATCGGCGGTGTCACCGCCGGCGGTGCGCGTACCGGCCTGCAGGCGCTGCTCGACGGCAAGTCGCTGTTCGACCTCAAGCCGCGCCTGCTGATCGCACCTGGTCATACGGCCAAGCAACCGGTCGCCACGGTGGCGGATTCGCTCGCCGCGAAGCTGCGTGCGATCGCGATCATTGACGGCCCGAACACGACCGACGAGGCCGCGATCGCGTACGCGAAGAACTTCGGCAGCAAGCGCCTGTACATGGTCGATCCCGGCGTGCGGTATTGGGACACGGCAGCGAACGCCGACGTCGACGCACCGGCATCGGCATACGCGGCCGGCCTGTTCTGCCAGACCGACGCGGCGATCGGCTTCTGGGCGTCGCCGTCGAACAAGGAGATCGCCGGGATCAGCGGCACGAAGCGCCCGATCGAATTCCTCGACGGCGACGAGACGTGCCGGGCGAACCTGCTGAACAACTCGTTCATCACGACGATCATTCGCGACGGCGGCCCTCGTCTGTGGGGCAACCGCACGCTGTCGGCCGATCCGAAATGGTCGTTCGTGACGCGCGTTCGCACGCTCGACATCGTCATGGATGCCGTGCAGGCCGGCCACAAGTGGGCGGTCGATCGCGGCATCACGGCGACGTACGTGAAGGACGTGACCGAGGGGCTGCAGGCGTTCATGCGCGATTTGCGCGCGCAGGGGGCGATCATCAATTTCGAGGTCTACCCGGATCCGAAGCTCAACTCGGCGTCGCAGCTCGAGCAGGGCAAGGTGTACTGGAATATCCGGTTCACCGATGTTCCGCCGGCCGAAAACCCGATCTTCCGTTTCGAGGTCACGAATCAGTGGCTCACGGAAGTGCTCGACACGCAATCGTAAGAGGTAACACATGGTTCCGGAAACACTGAACAACATGGCGCTGTACGTCGACGGGCGCGGCTTCGCAGGCCGCTCGCCGGAAGTCAATCCGCCGAAGCTGAAGCTCAAGACCGAGGACTACCGCGCTGGCGGGATGGATGCCCCGATCAAGGTCGATCAAGGGATGGAAGCCTTGCAAGCTAGCTTCTCGATGGGAAGCCTCGAGCGCGATGTGCTGAAGTTCTTCGGGCTGGCCGATGGAAATGCGTTCAACGGCACGTTTCGTGGCGCGTTCCGCGACACGAAGGGCAAAGTGAAGGCGGTGGCGGCCATCATGCGCGGGATGCTGTCCGAATACGATCCCGGCAGCTGGAAGCCCGGCGATAAATCGGAGGTCAAGTACACGGTGGAGCTGAGCTACTACAAGATGGAAATCGACGGCGCGGTGGTTCATGAATTCGATGTGCTGAACATGATCCGCGTGATCGACGGAGTCGACCAGTTGGCCGACGTGCGCAAGGCACTCGGCATGTGACGCCGGCCGGCGTGACGGCCAAAGTTACTTTTTCACCATCCACGGGGCGGCCATGCGGTCGCCCCGTTTCATTTGAGGCACACGATGGAAACAACCAAGATCAAGTTGCGGTATCCGGTCAAATTCGACGGTGTGGTTCGCGACGAACTGGTGATGCGCCGGCCGAAGGTGCGTGATGTTCGCACCGCGAGCAAGCAGGCGGGCGGCGACGACGCGCAAGAAGAAATCATCCTGTTCGCGCTGCTCGCGGATGTGGCTCCCGACGACATGGAAGCAATGGACATGGCCGATTACGAGGCCATGCAGCGTGCATACAGCTCCTTTCGATCCGCTCGTCCGGCTTCCAATCGCGACCGTGAAGGCGCTGGCAAAACGGATGATGCGGGAGTTCAGCGCGACGCCGCAGTCGGTTGACGACATGACGCTCGACGATGTGGTGTGGTGGCTAACAGATTGAGCAGGGATTGAGCGGAGGCCGACATGGCACGGGATATTTCACTTGGCATCGTCATCGGCGGTGCCGTGTCGGCGACGCTTGGCAGGGCGCTCGCTGACACAAGCTCGAGGATCGCAGGGTTGCGCAGGGCCGCGACCGAGCGCGGCATGTGGCAACGGCAGATTGGCGAGACCATTCGGCTGCAGGCCGAGTTTCGCCGGCTGCACCTGGCCGGCGATAGCGCAGCTGAAGGGATCCGGCGCAGGCTGGAAACGAACCTGAGCGCGCTGCGTGCGGCCGGGTTCGAGGTGGATCGGCTCGATCGGGCGTACGCGCGACTCGGACGCACGATTCGCGGGCTGGAACTGCGTGCGCGCGGGCATGAACGGTTTAATGCGGGTATGGAGGGCATGCGCAATGCCGCCACCGACTCGGCGAAGCTCGGGGCGGCTGTCGCAATTCCGGCCGTCGTGTCCGCGCAATATCAGGCGATCATCCGCGATATCGCTATCAAGGCGGGCATCGCGCGCACGGCGCAGGAAAGCGCGATGTCGGATCGGATCCGACGCGACGCGCTGGCGAACGGGATGAACCGCAACGAACTGGCCGATGCGGTCAACCAGATGGTTGCGGGCGGGATGGACGTCGATCGCGCGCTCAACTTCGGACCGGCCGTTGCGAAATTCTCGATCGGTCAGGGCGCGTCGAGCGTCGAGACAGCGCAGATGATTCAGGCGCTGCAGCAGAACGCGAACATCACCGATCCGAAGGCGATGATGAAGGCGCTCGAGGCGATCGCCTACCTCGGCAAGGAGGGTTCGTTTGAATCGGCCGACATGGCGCGGTGGTTCCCGGTGCTGCTGGCGGAAATGAAGAAGATCGGTATCACTGGGCAGGATTCCGTGACGCAGCTCGGCGCGATGCTGCAGGTCCAGATGAAGACGGCGGGCAATGCCGACGAGGCGGCGAACAACCTGAAGAACTGGTTTTCGAAGATCGGTTCGGGAGAAACCGCGAACAACTACAAGAAAGCCGGCGTCGATTACGAGGCCAAGATGAAGGAGGCGATCGGCAAGGGTTGGTCGACGCTCGAGGCATCGTTCGTGCTCGCGCGGGCGTACATCGAGCGTGTCGATCCGAAGAAGGCCGCGCAGCTTGCGGCTGTGGCGAAGCAACTGAACACGGAGCTGGATCCGGCGAAGCGGCAGGCGCAGATGCGGGCCTTCGAGGACACGATGAAGACCGGCGACCTGTTCAATGACATGCAGGTCAAGGCCGCGTTGACCGCCTATATGCAGAACGCCGAGCTGTATCAGAACCTGAAGCGCAATGGGGCGCAGGCAAGCGGCGAAATCGAAAAGGATCTCGCCGACCGGCGAGCGACCTCGAAGCAGATCTGGAGCGAGGTGCTGCAGCAGTGGGACGACGCGATGCGCAGCATTGGCGACGCCCTGCGGCCGATTACGGATCTCGCCGGCAAGGGGGCAAAGAAGGCCGGCGAGAAGGTTCACGAAGCGGTCGATGCGTCGCCCAAGACGGCTGCTGCTGTCGTGGGCGTCATCGGTGCTGCGGTCGCGTATCGCGGAGCGCGTGCGGTGGGGAACCTCGGTCGAGGCCTGTTCGACATGGCGCGCGGGCGCTGGCTCTCTCGCGGCACCAGAGTGCGGCCCGGTGGTGGCGGAGCGGGCGGTGGAGGTGGCGGTCCCGGGTTCGACCCGTTGGGCGGGGTGGCCGGCGGTGTCCAGCGCGTGTTCGTCGTCAACTTCCCGGGTGGCGGAGGGGCGGGTGGCCCGGGAGATTTTGGCGGTGGCGGTCCCGGAGGTGGTCCTGGGGGCGGGCCGCCGGGTCCGCCACCTCCTCCTCCGCGTGGCCGGTGGGGGCGAGCACTCGCGGCGCTACGTCGCGTCGCCGGACGCATTGCACCGTACGCCGGGAAGATTGCCATTGCCGCCACGCTGCTGAAGATCGGACTTGCCGCGAAGAACGCATACGCGGTTGCGCAGGGCGATGACACGACCGCACACAAGGTCGAGGGGTTCGCGGGCATCGGTGGCAGTCTGGCCGGCGGCTTTGCCGGCGCGAAGCTCGGCGCGGGGATCGGTATGTTCGCTGGCGGTCCGATCGGCGCAGCGGTTGGCGGTGTCGTGGGCGGTGCAATCGGTACGTTCGCCGGGCAAAAGTTATTTGCCACCCTCGCGAGGTGGACGATGGGGAACAAGGACGAGGAGAGCGACGCAGCCAAGGCGGCGGCAAAGGCGGCGTCGGCGGCGAATCCGGATTCGCCGCAGGCCCGGCCGTTCAAGGTGGAACAGCAGAATCAGTTCTCGCCGACATTCAACGTCAAGGTGGAAGGCGTTGCCGACGCTCAGATCGCGGACAAGCTGCTCGCGCAGCTCAATCCGCAGCTCCAGCGGGCCATGTCGGAATCGCTCGAGAAGAGCAATCGGTCGGCAATGTTCGACGCGCCGCATCTGTAAGGGGAAATCGCATGGATTTTGTATCGAGCGTGACGAAGGCGGCGACGCAGGCGAGCATCGCGTCCGAGCGCGTGCGTCAGGTGGTTCGCGTGTTCGACCGGAACCGTGCAGCGAGTCAGAACACCATCAACGTGTTGACGAAGCTGGCCACGGGAAACCTCAAGTCGGCAGCGGAACTGCTGTCAGGCGCCACCAGTTTGCTGTCCGTGGCCGGCGACCTGAGTCCGAAGATCGGCACCGTGCTGCGCAGTTTTTCGGCGACGGGCGCGGCAGTGAACAACGTGCTCAAGATGGTGGGAGCGCTGAATCACCCGCTGATCCGGTCGGCCGCAAAGAGCGTCATGGGTGCATTGAAGGGCGTGCAGACGCAGTTCACTGCGTTGGTCGGCGAGAAGACGATGGCGGCGCTGAAGTCGTTCGCGAAGACGGCCGGTCTCGGCTCGGTTTTCTCCGGCCTGTTTGATGGCGCAAAGTCTTCTACCCCTCATCTGCTGACGCTGTCGGTGGATGATGGCGTCTCGTTCCATTTCGGCTTGTCGACTGCGGCGTTCGACAAGCTGCGGCGCTCGACCCGTTACAAGGTCGCGTCGCAGGAGCGCCTGAACCGCGAGGAGGCGGCGCAGGCGGTGAGCCGAGGGGGCGAAACGATCACGTTGTCGGGCGTCGTCTTCCCGTCGCTCGGCGCGGGATTCCGACAGATCGAAACGCTGCGCGCGATCGGCGCGAAGATGAAGCCCGTGCAGCTCACGGCCGGCACGGGCGACGTGCTCGGCCGCTGGTATCTGCAGGGCGTCGACGAGGAACAAGAGGCGATCATGTCGGATGGAGCGCCTCGCAAGCAAACCTACAGTCTGGAGTTTGTCCGTTATGGCGAAGACGCTCAGAACCTCTGACGGGGACGTGCTCGACACGCTCTGCTACACGCACTACGGGACGCTGTCCGGCACCGTCGAGGCGGTCTACGAAGCGAATCCGGGTTTGGCGCGAGAGGCGCAGCCGTTCAGATCCGGCGTGTTGATCGCGATGCCGGACCTCGAGGTGCCGCGCGACGAGCCAATCCAGTTGTGGTCGTAAGGGGAAGCGATGCGAGCTATTTTTCAGATCTTCGCGAACGGCGACGACATCACGCGCGTCATTCAGGACCGCGTGCTGCGGATCCAGACGACCGACAAACCCGGCCTCGAGGCGGACGATTGCGAGATCGAGCTGGACGACCGCGACGGCAAGGTGCGTTTTCCCCCGAAAGGCGCAACGCTGAAGGTCTCGCTTGGTTGGGAGGGGCAGGGCTTGTCGATGCTCGGCGAGTACGCGATCGACGAGATCGTGCTGCGCGGACCGCCGGCAACGTTGGTCATTCGCGGTAAGCCGGCGAACATGCGGGCGACGTCAAAGACGCATCGCTACGGCGGCTGGACGAACGTCAAGCTGGCCGACATCGTCGGCGACGTCGCGCGTCGCAACAAGTGGGCGGCCGCGTGTTCGGTCGAGGCCGTCGTGCCACGCGCGGATCAGTTCGGCGAAAGCGACCTGCACTTCATCACGCGTATCGCACGGCAGTACGGTGCGACGGCGACGGTGAAGGCGGGCAAGCTGATCGTCGGGCCGATCGGTGGCGGCAAGAGCGCGAGCGGCAAGACGCTGCCGTCGATCGAGCTGACGCCGGCGGATCTCGCCGATTACGAGATCACGTTTCCGGACCGGGCGAGCTTCGTCGCGGTACGGGCGAAGGTGCACAACGCGAAGACCGGGAAGAAGATCGATCTCACGATCCCGAATCCGGATGCGCCGCCAGGTGCTGCAGCCGTTCATACCGAGCGCCATTCGTACGCCAGCCCGGAGGCCGCGAAGGCGGCGGCGAAATCCCGCCTCGAGAAGCTGAACCGGCATACCGCGAAGAGCGTCCTGCGCATGCGCGGCCGGACGGATATCGCGGCCGAGAAGACGGTGAAGCTGAAAGGCTTCAAGCAGGAGGCCGACGGCGAGTTTCTGGTCGAGTCGGTGAAGCACACGTACGCCGGCCGCAGTTGGGAGACGTCGGTGGAACTGAACGCGGGCAACAAGGGGAAGGCGAAGGCCGGTCACGGCAAGAAGCCGAAGAAGAAGATTGATCTGGTCGTGCCGGCACCGCAGAAGTAACACACGTGTCGGTCGTTTTTAGCAGCCGCCTCGAGGCAACTCGGGCGGCTTTTTCTTTTTTCAACGGGGGTTTGATGGGTGACGAAAGGCAAGAAGGGCTGGCCGTCCAGATGGCGACCTTGGCACAGCAGATGCGATCGGTCGCGTCCAGCGTCGAGGACATCAAGCGGTCGGTGCAGCCGTTCGCGGACCTCGATCGGCGGCTTGCCGAGATGGCGGTGCGGGCCGAGACCGTGCGCGAGGACGTCGGGCTGCTTTGGAGCCGTTCGCGTGCGGAGGAACGATCTCGCGGCGAGCTGGCCGGCGCAATCGCGGAGGTCGACCGGAAGGTCGACGCGATGAAGAACAAGGCGACGGGCGCGATGTGGGTGCTCGGCGTGTGCTTGGGCGTAGTGCAGACGTTTCTTGTCGGCTCGATCGTCTGGGTCTTCACGCATATCAACGAGGGTGATGCGCTGAACAGGCTGCAGCAACAGCGCATCGACGTATTGGAACAGGTTATCGGCCGGGGAGGGAAGCAATGAATCTTGCAGCGAAGATCGACGCGCTGATCGGACGCGAAGGCGGGTTCTCGAACAATCCGAATGATCGGGGAAACTGGTATCTCGGGAAGCTCGAGGGAACCATGTGGGGCGTGACGGCCGCGGAGGCCCGCGCGAACGGCTACGCGGGGCCGATGCAGAGCATGCCGCGTGCGACGGCGGTCGAGATCTACGAGGCCCGCTACTGGACGCGACCGCAGTTCGACCAGGTCGACGCGATCTCGTCGACGCTCGCCGAGAAGCTGTTCGACATCGGCGTGAATGCCGGCCCGGCGACGGGCGTGACGTTTTTGCAGCGGGCGCTGAACGTGCTGAATCAGAACGGCAAGGCATTCCCGGACGTCGCCGTCGACGGCGGTATCGGCCCGATGACGATCGCGGCGTTGAAGTCGTTCCTCGCAATGCGTGGCGCGGATGGTCATCGCGTGCTGTACGGGATGATCGCCGCCCAGCAGTCCGTTTTCTACATCGAGCTGGCCGAGCGCCGGCCGGAGAACGAGACATTCGAGTATGGCTGGCAGCTCAACCGTGCGTTGGGGGGGTGACGATGCTGGACGTGCTGAAGACGATTGCGCCGTGGCTTGTCACGGCGCTGACGGGCGGGGTGCCGGGCGTTGCAGCGATGGCGGCGTCGACGATTGCCGAGAAGCTCGGGATTAGCGACGGATCCGTCGCCGCAGTGAAGGCAGCGCTAGGCGGTCAGCCGATGACGCCGGAGCAACTGCTCGCATTGAAGCAGGCCGACGCAGACTTCGAGCTGAAGATGCGGCAGGCCGGCTTTACGCACGCCGAGAACATGGCCGGGATTCATGTGCAGGCTGACAAGGTGGCGGCCGACGATCGCGCGAGCGCTCGCCAGTACGCGGCGGCCGAGCACGATCACACGGCACGGAACCTTGCCTACATGTACACCGTGGCACTGTTCGTGGTGATCGGGCTGGAGTTTTATCTCGCGATCGGCGAAATCAAAATGCCCGACGTGATAAAGAGCACGCTCGACACGCTGCTCGGCGTGCTGATTACGATGGTGATCGGATCGAAAGAGTATTTCTTCGGATCGTCGTCGCGGGCAGACAAGCAGGCGGATCGCATCACGCAGTTTGCGATATCACCGGACATCACGGTGGCCGGTAGTCCTGTTGATCCGAAGGCAATCGCGTGGCGCACTAGTGACAGGGCGTCATGATGGCGCACGCCCGCTAAAAAAACAGGGCGACCGGAACGCTCGGATCCACCTTAATCCAAGTTCCTTGGTCGCCTTTCCACTGTCCATGCCAGCGAATCGGCCAAGGCCCTGCTACCCGATGAGAGGTGGGGCCAATTCTACGCAAAATAAAAAAAACGGCTATGCAAATATTAGAAAATGCTTTCGAAATAATCGGTGGAGCCATGAATTGGCGGCAAGCGTCGCCTCGCTGACCATCTCATCCCGTGCTTTCCGGCGTACGACGGCTACGTAGCAGTGTTGTTCTATCTGGCGGCGATCGGGGAGATCAAGATGCCCGACGCCGTGAAGAGCACGCTCAACGCGCTGCTCGGCGTGCTGATCACGATGGTGACCGGCTCGAAGGATTATTCTCCGGGTCGTCGTCGCGAGCGGATGAGCAGGCGGATCGAATCGCGCAATTTGCGGTGTCGTCGAATATCACAGTGATAGGCCATGCCTTTATACATAAATCAGCCGAGCCCCTCGCGGAGTGCACGTAGGGTGTCAGCCGCGGTGAGCACCTGATCAA